GACGTATCTTTATATTTCGTGCCATGCCACAAAGTTAGTTAATTTTTAACGTGTGCTTTCTTTGCCGTTTATCTCATCAGTCCAATGCTGGCACATTTCAATTATCATACTTTCAAAAGTGTATGTCGGTTGCCATCCTAATTCGGTTCGCAACTTTGTCGAATCGCCTTTCAAGTATGGCAATTCCTCCGCACGTAAGTATTTCGGGTTAAGTGTTACATGGTCGCGGTAATTTAAATCAAAGTAACTAAACGCCAATTCGCATAACTCGCGTACGGTGTGCGTTTCCATCATGCTGCAAACGTAATCGGTAGGCTCGTCAAGTTGTAACATGGCGTGCATCACTTTCACGTAGTCTTTAGCGTGACCCCAATCCCTACTTGCATCTAAGTTGCCCAACTCCAGTTTGTCCTGTTTGCCGTGTGCAATCATAGCAGCTGCTTTCACTACCTTATTTGTTACAAAGTCAACACCCCTTCTCGGACTTTCGTGGTTAAATAGAATGCCGTTAGATAGGTGCATACCGTAAGCCCTACGATAGTGCCTAACCACGTTGTACGCGAATACCTTGCTGCAACCGTAAGGGCTAACAGGATTGAGCGGTGTTGTTTCACGTTGGTAGCCGTCTGAATCGCAACTTAGCCCAAACATTTCGCTACTGCTTGCTTGGTACATCTTAGCTTTAGGGCAAACCCTCCGCATTGATTCAAGTAAGTTAATCACGCCAACCGCATCGGTCTGAACGGTAAACTGTGGCACGTCAAAAGATATTCTAACGTGCGATTGCGCGGCTAAGTTGTAAACTTCATCGGGCATCACTTGGGTAAGTATGCGCTCCAAACTTAGCGGGTCGGTCATATCCCCGTAATGCGTGTGGAAATTCGGGTTTGAGTAACACAACTTTAGCCGCTTACTTTCTTGCACGATGTTTGAACTTGCCCGAATCATTCCGTGCACTTGGTAACCTAAGCCAAGAAGGTACTCCGAAAGGTAGCTTCCATCCTGACCAGTGCAGCCGCTTACAAATGCTTTCATATTGGAGTACAAATAATGTCCACTTGCGCCCCTTCCAATCCCTCATTTTTGTAAAGGTTGCGGTACTCGTATCCCATCGAATCAAGCAAGGCAAGCAAACTTTGACGGCTTTCACCTTGCTTAATTAGCGCACACTCGTTCACCTCTATTAACATTGTCGGGGCGAATTTCTTAATAGTTAACGCTGCACCAAGTAACGCTTTGACCTCCATACCCTCGCAATCCATCTTAATAAAGTCGCATTCGGGTAGGTTAATAGAATCCAAAGAAACGCATTGGATGTTACCCTCTGCGATGGCGTGAGTAGCCCCAGCGTTAATATCGTGGGCTAATCCGATGGTGTGTTTCTTATCGCTTACCCCACGCTTAAAGCATACCGTGTTATCCTTGCCCTTCAAATTGTACTCCAAACATTCGTATGCTTTCGGGTTTGGCTCAAATGCGTAGACAGAACCACGCGATCCAACCCGATTAGAATAGGCAATAGTATGATCACCGATATAAGCCCCAATGTCAACTACGGTGAACCCGCGATGGATAAATTCATCTAATAATGGTAACGTACTACGGTCGTGGTCTAATCGTTGGTTCTCAATTACCCACTTGCTTATGTGAGTATCGTCCTCAATTAACGCGACTTTTTTACCGTTGGAAAATTCGTGTATAATCATTTGATTTGCGCTAAAACATCGTTAGTAATTCCGCCCCAACTCCAGAACTGCATTGCCTTAATCTTTGGCATATCAGCCCCGTTGGTATCTTTGAAAACGTAACCTTTCGGCTCATGTACTTCGGCAAATGCACCCATCACATTGAACTCCGAAAAGCTGCGATAAGGCACGCGGCTAAGGTAAGTGAATAGCGGTAATTTATGCACTTCTTCCAAATACATACACACGTTCTTTAGCGTTTTAGTGTGGTAAACTAAAGGCATCCTCCGCATATATTCCCATTCGATAAGATAGCCCATTGCCTTTTCGGTTATCGGTTGCCACGGGCAAGCAATCTCGGAGTAACGGGTCTTCCAAATTATCGGTTTGCCATTCTCAAAGTACTCATTAACATCCAAAGGTTCAATCGCAATTACATCGCTATCCCAAAACACAACGGCATCGGCATCGCTATATTTCCACGCTTCCAACTTGGTTAGCTGCTGGCCAATATATCCATCAGGAAGGTCAGGTACTTGAACCACTCTTTCAGCGGTTAGGTGTTCCAATCCTCGCGGTGTTGGTGTGCAAATAACGATATTGCGATAACCCGTGACGTGCTTTTGAATAGATGCAAGGGCTAAGTGCAGCCATTCGTAATCTTTAGGATAAGTCCTTATCAGAATGTCTATTTGCATTTGGCTTGAATCAATCTAAATACCGTGTTGTTTATATCCTGTGGCCGCCCTCTTTCTAAGTAGTTTTCCACCCAGCTAAAGTGTCGTGTCATTCTATGCCATTCATCTGCGTTGTATTGCACGGGGTGTCTTTCGTGCATGAATATCGGTTCTTTGACCAAAAACAACTGCACGCGGCTCATAATGAAGCGATAGGGTAGCCAATAATCCCACCAAGTTTGCCCCATAGCAAATAGCGTGTGAGGTATCAAATCGTAATAGTCGGAGTGAATGAAAAACACATCAAAGCCGTTAGGGTATAGCTTTTGGTCTTGAAAATTGCGGTTAAAATCCGTTCGGTTGCAGAATACCAATCCCTCCTTGCACTTGCTGAAATACTCCGATACTGCACCCCTCAAAATAATGTCGCTATTGATTAGCATTATTGATTCAAACCCGTTATTCCTTGCGTGGTCTATAAATGAGCCAATCAGAATATAAGGTGCTTTGTAAAGACCTTTGGTTGTAATCGTTACCTCGACAAACTCAATGTCGTAGCGGTCTTTAAGTAGCGAAATTTCGCTGGCAGTGTTCAAAGATATAACTCGGCAACCTTGCGCCTTCCAACTTTCTACTGCTTTTATTTGTGCTTCACCAATCGCGTGGCGTGGTGAAATAGACGTTAGTGCAATCAATTCGATGTGGCTAAAACAATATCCCTTTCAGAACTCAACTCAATCCCGTAGCACCAGCTTTCATCCTTTGAGTTGCTTACTCCATACATAACAGCGTTACAAGGTTTCAGAGTGATGGCAACTACCATTAGTCGTTCCTGTTCCTTATCCATTTTTAGGTAAACAAATTCACCGATATTGAACTCGATAACGTGACCCGTTTTGATAAGCATTCGGCAAAATTAAACTATATTCCCAATAGTTTACGGGTTTTTGCATCGGGCTTATAGAATCCTTTGGCTATTGCTTCTTTGAGCGTGGCGGTTGGTACTGCGGCTTCGGAAACTGGCAATATGGAATGCTGGCAATTATACCCACCAGCATAGGCAAAGATTGTACTTGAATCCGTAGCACGATTCATTCCCGCCCATCCTTTGCCCGTGTTGCATTCACCTAAATTCTCTTTGTTGCCCCAACTTTCAATCTCTTTTTTGTGATACCATTTGCCGTTGCGTTTTTCACAAAAGCATCTGGTCGTGTCCATTAAACCGCCCGTGTAGCGATACCATTCTAAGCCTAAGTCTGCTGCGATAATCTCGGTAAACGCCCGATCCGTTGTGCCGATAGTATCGGTAACAAGTTGCCGCGAATAGGCAAGTAACCGCCCGTCATAGTTTGGTGTGCCAACTATGCTATCCGTAACGCTCACCAATAAATCGGAGTAGCTGGCTTTGGTTTCGATGCCAGTTAGTAGCGTTTCAAAGACTGGATTCAAAACGGCTTCATCAATACCGTTAACCAATTGCCCTACAAGTTGCGCCCGTCTTGCCGCGTATGTTTGGGCTGCGAATGTGGTTTCGATACCTTGCCCGCCTAAAGTAGTCATGTAGGCTGTGGACGTGGCTTGCTGCTGAATGAAGTCTTTATTCAACTCACCTATCACCGTAGCATATTCCCCTTGCGTCATGTACGCTCGTAAGTCCTCTAATATAGCCGTAACCGTTCTAAGGTTTGCGCCTGTTTGGTCAACTACTCCGTTGGTGGTCGTTAGCTTAGCCATTAGCCGCGTAAGTCGTGCAGCTATCTTTGGCTGTATACCCGTCACTCGATTAACCCAACTGTCAGGAATATCCGTTAGGCCGTTTACCTTGTCGCGGAGTAGTTCGGCTGCGGTGGGCATTCTAAGGCGTTGGGATTAGTATGTAGACCATTGTAATAGTAATATCGCTATCCCCGTTTAATGGGTTGCCAGTTTCAACATAAATTTCAATGTCAGTAGCATCAAGAATTTGCGTGTCGGTTGTTGTTCCACTAAACGTGCCATCAATACCTAATAGGCCACCGCGATTTATAGTTGATTGCAATACCCTTGTCCAGTTCCCTGCAGCTGCTGAAAAGTGCTTATCTGAACCTATATACCTTGCGGCAAGTTTTGTATTTGTGTCGTATGCCGTTGTTCCATTTTGAGCCCGAAACGACATTCCTAAAGGCTGAATGAAATAACCAACAGGAACTGTAATTCCAAAGGGTACTGGAGTAGTAAATAACGTCAATACTTCGGCTGTTGGAATGGTAACGCTTGCAATAGTTAATGCCGCGTTTGCGTTCAAAGCATTGGCCGCTGCAACCGCTTCACTAAATGGCGTTTGAGTGGTGTCACCGCTTGCTGTGAAGGTCATCACTTGGTCGGCCGTTGTGATTGCCGCGGCTGCCTTAGCTGGTAAATTGTTGACGTTAATACTTGCCATCTTATATTGGTTTAGGTATGTTTATTGTCTTGCCTGTTGATGTGTTTAGTACAGGCTTGCGTGTGCCTACGTTTACCTCCAATGCTATTCCTTCAACATCGCAGCCCAAAGGCGCACCCTCTGCACATGGCCGTTTCTCGGTTAATTCTACAGCATCGCTGAACGTATAAGTAGCAACTCCGAAATCAACTTCATCGCTCCAGCTTATCGATGGCGGTTCTTCATCTTCGCAGAATGAAGCCCTACCATCCAAGTAGACGTTATCAAACCCAAGCGTTAACCTAATGAAGTCATGCACGTATTCGGGCGCACCGTAAGCAAAAGACCGCGCCTTACGTGTTCTCATGTAGGTAGTCTTTTTTTGCCCTGTGCTGAACTCATAGGCTTCACGGGTAGTTGGGTAACTTGAAGTCCTCAAAGTTGATTCTAAGCGAATAGACGGGTTAAAGCCCGTTCCAACAAATCCAAAATTAAACTGGTCACCATTGCCGCAAGCTGAAACTAAAACTGTGCATTGGCAAAAGGTATCTTTTAATTCAAACGCCACGCTCCGATAAGTTGCAATCGGAGTAACCGCTTCAATACTAAAATCAGTTATCAATACGAAATGCAAAGTAGCAATGTCCAACAGGAATAAAAAACGCAAATCTAACGGGTCATCGTTTGTCCACGTTGGGGTTATTACCTCGGTATAAGTTCCGTCCGTTGTGTAAATCGTTCCGCTTGTTAACCCAGCTGCAAATTGGAACGTGTCAGTTCCTTGCATTCCGCTAATGGTGAACGTAATCGTGTAGGCTACATCTTTACATAACACATCCCTCCGCCTAACATAGTGAGCGGCTTGGGTAATTGCGCTTGCTTGCATCGTTCCGCCACCGATAACAATTAAATCATCACCGCCCGCGTAAACATCCCATTGCGCTTGGCTCATGAAGTCATCCCCAGCAAATCCAAACTGGGAGCATTGGCACGGGTCGTAAGCAGTTATATAGTAGCAGTCATTGGGTATGGCGAAATCATTCCATTCTACATTGTAAGTCAAGAAACCATTATTGTAGGTTACTCCTGTATTGGGCAAACCAAAATTAACAAGCAATCCATCGGTAGAATATAGACCAAAATGCACGCGCGTAAGTATCGGCTTCATTATCACATTGGAAACCGTACCGCCCAAAGCAGTATTAAAAAAGAACTCTACGTAAGTCTTTCCAACGCTTTCAAACGTGTAGGTATACGTTCCACTTGCTGAATACGGTATAATCGTGCCATCGCTAAAGTTCAGCAGCATCAAACCGTTATTAACTACGATTGTAAACTCCAACTCGTAATATAAACCGCTTGCGTTGGCTATTGCTTGCCGAATGTAACCAGCACCGCCAATAGGTGAAACGGCTCGCGTGTCGGGAAAAGTCCACGCTCCGCCTTGTATCCAATCCGAACCACCCCCTGTAAAGTTGCCGTCTATTGTTTCGCTGTTTGTGTTTGAACACGCCCCGTAGGCAAATTGAACGGATGTAACGTCTGTACTGCCTTGTATCTTTTGAATCCAACCTTCATAGCATGGCAGCGTACAATTGTCCTCTAATCCGAATGGAAGCGGTTGGTATGGGATTAGGTCAAGGCTCATATCTGTGTTTGGCCAAAGGTACTAACTATTTTGACCTCCGTCATTCCAGTGTGTAGGTTGCGGCTAAGGTCGTTTGTGCGTCCTTGTATCGCCCCGTTGTTAAAAGGAACGGATATTATACCGTGTCTATTGCTTAGGTAGGTTTGCCATGTTTGCGAAGTGATAGGGTATTTGATGGCCGTATCAATTAGGTTGTTGTCGTTAGGGTCATAGGTTGCCCATTGACCGCCTAACGGGTCTTCAACTATAAACTTTGCCCCGTTAAGAATGTAGATAGTCGTGTAGTCTATTCCGCTGTTTTCGCTTGTTAAATCCTTTGGGTCAAATATGGTTAGTATCACATAATCGCCCGTATTCATAAACAAAGGAACGCTAACATCCCATTGATTACTTGCCGCGCCAAAGCCAACTGCATTAGGTTGTGAGTTTCTGTACCAATAATGCTCATACTGGAATACGTCAAAGCTATTGAACACTTGAAAAGCTATTCCAAAACCTTGAACGCCTTGCGAAGTGTCTAATGTTTCAATGTACGTTATTCCCTCAAACTTGCAAACATAAACAGCATTAAATGGCGCAGTATATCTTCCACCAAGTAACGCAACGGGGGCTGGCCAAATTAAAGACGGATTAAAGGATTCAGGTGTCGTTACTTGAAGCGTATAGTTGTTATTAGGGTCTTCGCCAAGTGGAAAAGTGTCATCATTGCAGTTCACAATTTGCCGCAAAGGAAAGTCTGACCCCGTACCATCGCCACCCATCACATACCGAAAAACTCCAATGCCAGCAAGTAAAAAGTTCGTTATTGTTAGCACACCAGTTGCAAAGTTTTGAGCCAATCCCAAAAACAAATAGATTGGGTAAGGTATGCCATCGCCCCAACGTAACGCGATATTATAGTTACTTAATATCTCATTAAAGTAAACGTTTACCGTAGGGCTTAATGGATTGGGCGTGTTGGCAACTGAATTATCTGAATAATGTTGAACGATGTAAATGTCCTCATCCAATATATTACTTGGGTCAGCATCTCCACCACTTGCAACGGGTAAGGCTGCTTGGATTCTATTCGTGTCGTAAATTAAAGTTTCCGTTTGTAATTTTAGAATGTTCTTGGTATTACATTGACCGCCTAAGTGAAATTCCTCCTCTCTAAATCCTAAAAAAGTTGCGTTTGGAAAATAGTTAAAATTGTCATTACTAAACTCATTTGAACCAAATTGTATTTTTTGGTAAAAACTTTTATCATTTGATGTTTGAGTAACCGCGTCAGGATTGGCAAGTGTTATACTGCTATTGGTCTGCCTAAAATATGAAGTCGGTTCAATCCTTAACCGCCTAACTCCTCCAACCGTTTCCGTTGCAAATGATAGATTGAATAGACGTTGGCAGTCCTTGTAAAGTTCCTCGAATGAAATAAGCGGCCAACTATTTACATCGCCCGTCCTAAGCGAATTGCCCGTAATTAGTGTATAGTAACCCCTGTTAATGTCATCAGGTCTAAAGAAGTCCGATTCAAAGCCCAAAGCCCCATCGGTCATAAATGCAACTAGCATCTTAAACGCATCGTAAACGCGAACACCTACCCTGTTTTGCGCTGCAATGTCACCACCTCCGCTTTGTTGGTTTTGCCCGTAGTAAAATAGGTCGGTTTGCTCCAGAACACTTGAAGAAATATCTACATCATTCTTTGACCGCCCTACATTCACATAGGCTTTGATACCCATGTTCTGGTCAATAAGCGATAAGAACCCACCATCTACAAGTTGCCCTTTGACTTGGCATAAGTCAGGCCGCCACTCGCATTCATTCAGAAACATATTGCAGTCTAAAACCAACCCGCACCCATCCGATAACTCAAATGGAATAATGCGGCATGAATTGGTAAGGTATGCCCTACGCAAAAAGGTATAATCAGCCCCGTAAAAAGTCAAATCCCCGTTTATTTCTTCAAGAAAACCGCTTAAATCACTTGAGTAATATACACGGTGCGTTAGTTCGGTTATGCCGTTTGGTTGGTTGGCAATACTAAAGTCAGGCGATGTAATACTAAGCATATCCTCCGCGTTTAGCCGCCTTTTGATTACTCATTCTTTCAGCTATAATTTTTAAACCTTGTACCGTTGCTTGTCTATTTCTATCCATTGCCGCGATAATGTTATGGTCTTTTAGATTAGCTGTTAACCCGTTAAATTCTGCACTCTTACCCATATCTGCGAACCCACTTAGCATTGCAGAATCCAAAGCTGGCTTCACATAGTTGCTCATTATGTACTTTTCTGCAAGACCTTTGTTCATCGCTTCGAGCAGTCCTTTGTGCTTGCTTGTTTCTTTGGCTGTAATAACGCTTTCACCTTTGGATAACTTTGCGCTAATTGAATCGCTTGTTCCTGTTCCCTCACCTTGCAAATCTACAACACCCTTTGCGAATTGGGGTACTGGTGTCGCAATAGCCAAACCAACTTCAATGGCAACTAAAGCGGCAGTAATTGCAGCCAATACTGGGCCACCATCTCTGAACGCATTAACCACCGCCACAATTC